CACGCAGTTTGGCGCTATTTCTCTTGGTATTGGCGCAATCGGCGCTTCACTGATCTTCGGAGGAGTGGCGGATCTGTTAACGCCAACGCCCAAGATGCCCAACGTCAAAGGCGGTTTTGGTGGCGGATCAAGTTCAACTTCAGGCCGATCCCGAGAAGAGCAGCTGAACAGCTTTGCTTTTGATAAGTCGAACGCGAATACAGTGCAAGGAGAAGTGGTTCCTGTTCTTTACGGTGAGCGCATCATTGGTGCGTTGCCGGTTTTGAGCTTTGGCCTTGAATTGCAGAACTTTTTGTGATGGATGATCAAACCCAAGTGAGCAGCCTAGAAGTTAGTGGCGCTGGTGGCGGAGGCGGAGGGCGCTCGCAAACTGTTAATCAAACTGTCAATCAAACAGTTGTTGTTCAAAATGAAACGAGGCAGCCTATAACAGCTGCCAATAATTTATTTTCAGTTGCATTTGCAAAAACAGTTTACGCGCTAAGTGAAGGCGTTCTTGAGGGATTTCCTAACGACATTAACAAGGACGTTTATCTTGATGGCGTTCCAATTCAAAACCCTGATGGAACGAATAATTTTAATGGTTTTACTCTTGATTCAAGGCTAGGCGAAGACGAGACGCAAACTCCTATTTCAGGATTCAGCACAACCGAAAACACTGTTGGCGTCAATGTAAACGTGACGCAAGCTACTGGTGCAATCACCAGGGCGATAACCGACACCGATACAGAGCGTTGCCGGGTGATCATGTCTTTCCCTAGCTTGCAAGCTCAGAACGAAAGCAATGGGGACATCAATGGCACAAGCGTCACTTTTCAGATTGACGTTAATTCAAATGGTGGAGCATATACAGCTGTCGTCTATCAAACTGTCACCGGAAAATCAAATAGCGAATTTCAAAGAGCTTATGAGTTTGACTTGCCAGGCACAGGCCCTTGGAATATTCGAGTTACAAGGATAACAGCCGACAGCACTAGCGCCTTTATTCAAAACACAATCAACTGGCAAAGCTTTGTCGAGATTGTTGATGAAAAATTTGCCTATCCAAATACTGGCCTTATTGCGTTAAAGGTTGACGCAAGACAGTTCAACACAATTCCTGATGTATCGGTAAAGCTTCGCGGGAAACGTGTTCAAGTTCCTACTAATTATGACGCCGCGACTCGTACTTATACGGGGTTGTGGGACGGAACTTTTCAGATGGCGTGGACTGACAACCCTGCCTGGATCTTTCGCGACATTGTTTTAAACGAACGTTTTGGAGTTAAACGTTATGTCAACTCTATTACTATTGATCCTTGGTATCTTTACACCGTTTCTCAGTATTGTGATGAGCTTGTACCCAGCGGCAGCGGTGGAACTGAGCCTCGTTTTACTTGCAATGTCTATTTACAGAGTCCAGGCTCGGTTTATCAAGTGCTTAATTCACTGGCCTCTTGTTTCCGGGGCTTGATTTACTACAGCGAAGGCGAGCTGTATTTAACGCAAGATCGGGAACAAACCGTAGTCCAGCAGTTTAGTGAAGCAAATGTCATTCAAGACGTAGCAGAAAACGGAGAAGTCTCCTCGCCATGCTTTAGTTATTCAGGTTCAGCTAGAGCAGCACGCAAGACCGTAGTTTTAGCGAACTGGGATGATCCAGCTCAGGTCTACTCAAGCGTCACAGAGTATCAGCAGGATGATGAGCTGCTAGACAGATTTGGATATAACCCTGTTGATCTTCGATTGATTGGCGTGACATCTCGCGGCCAGGCTTTACGCGCTGCCAAGCATACGCTTTTTAGCGACCGATACGAAACGGAGAAGGTTAGCTTTCGCGTTGGAGCGGAAGGTCTTGCAGCTGGCGTTGGTGAAATTATCAAGATTGCTGACCCATTGAAGCAAGGTCAACGATTAGGTGGTCGCATTTTGGCCGTTGACGGCAACTTTATTACAATCGATGCGGTATTGACGCTAACGCCCGGAGTTGATTACACGTTAACTGTTGTGATCCCTGGAGGAGAAACAGTCGTAAATGGCGACAACACAACAAAAGTAAACCCCAAGCTAGAAGTTCTAACTGTCGTTCGCTCTGACGATATTGGCTTTGAAACTTTTGACGAAGGCAACGTTTTAACCGAAAGTTCTGACGAAATAATAACGCAAAACAGCGATAACTTGATTGCTCGATTTGCGACAAGTGATGCAACTACGACTAAGTTTGAGGTGAACTCAGCCGTACAAACGCAAGTCGGTGCTTTATGGGTTCTTGAATGGACATCAATGGTAGCTGCGACTTATCGCATCATTTCGATCTCAGAAGTTGAATCCTTAATCTATCAAGTTGAGGCGATTCAATATAACAGCAGCAAGTATGGCTATGTAGATAATGACTTGCCGATTGCAATACCAAAAGATCGTTTTACCCTTCGACCCGTTGGTGAACCGACAGACGCCAGCGGCTTTCTTGAATATTCAAATGGTCAAACATCAATTCAAGCTTCATGGCGTGCCCCGCAAGTAAACAATGCAATTGACCTTTTAATACGAGGGTATAGGTACCAATGGCGAAAAGTTGGCGATACGGAATGGTCAGATGTTGCCCAAGTGCAGGCTACGACCGTTGAAGTTTTTCTTCCAATTCATACCTTTGGAAATCAATACGAATTTCGAGTTTCTGCTGTTAACCGTTTAGGCAGTCAGTCTGATTGGGTTGTTTATGATGTTCTCGCTTTTGCCCCTATTCCTGACTTAAGTGATCCGACTTTTGGGGCAACTCTTACGCACGCTAATCAACCGGATGGCACCCAGCTAATCATTGTTAATTCTGGAACGTGTCCAATTCTGCCTCGAATTAACGGTTTCAGGTGTTGGGTTAAACCTCGCAACCTTTCTTCAGGCGAAATTCCTGGCGTCAAGCCACCTGGCGATGATGGTTGGTACTTCTTGGCCGATATTCCGCTTACAGGCTATTACACCGTTGCATTCCACGCTCCAGACACCTACGACGTTCGCGTTAACTTTACAAGCTCAATTTTTGGTGAAGAACCGACTGATTACATCTATGATTTTGTGGAACGTGGTGAAATAGCGCCTCCCACCCCAAGCAACTTTAGTGTTGTTGAAAATCAAAACAGCAGCGGCAAGCGTTTCAGCTGGCAACTACCCACGACAGAGTATGGCAGTTGGGACCAAGGGCTTGTTGCTGATATTGTGAGCTACGAGGTTAAATACAAAAAAGGAGAGCTAGCCTTAAACATTATCGACTTTGAAGTTTCGACTGATCTTGTTACTGTTAAAACTTCAACAGTCATCGGCACCCGAGTCAATCAGCACTTGCTTAACGTTGGTGATGAAATTGTATTTGCCGCTTCTTCTGGATCGTTGCCTACTGGGGTCACAGCTGGCACGACTTATTACGTTGCAAGCGATGGATTTACAAGTACAGCATTTAAAATTAGTGCCACAAGTGGCGGCGCTGCCATTAACTTCACCGGCACTGCAACTGGAACGTATAACGTTTCGGGTCCAGCAGATTTAAAGACTCGATTAGACGTTACTGCTAGTTGGGGCGCTGGCCTTGAATTGGCGTCTGGCGGCTTGCCTGCACAACAGCAATGGTTTGAGACCAGCTTGTTTGATACTGGTAAATACGTGGTGATGGTGAAGTCAGTTGATGCAACGCAATGGCGTGCAGACTTGCCTGCCTACATTCTTGTCAACATTGGCGCCCCATCAATCAGCAATGCAGTGCAGTCAATTGATGCAAAGAACGCACCAACTAATGATTGGCCCGGAACGTATAACAATTGCTCTGTCGACTTGGTTCAATTATTGACTCAAGACAGTAATTCTATTGTGACTCAAGGAGGTGATAACTTGATGAGCACTGACACTGCTTTGGTTCAGACAGACCCAACGCTTGACAGTTATTTTACTTGGCTTTTCGACAATAATAACCTTGAAAGCGCATTGCTATTTAACACTACCGGGTCAGCTACTTATGCTCATTCGTTAGTCGCGCTGACAGGTGCAGCGACAGAGCTTGTGCAAGAAGACGATTTTAAGATTCTCAAAGAAGAGGGCGGCAAGCTTTTAGGCGAACAGCGTTCTTATGATCAGCTTGAACTTGCAGAAGGTGGCATTGTTCATCCTTATGCACCGTTTGAGAAACTTTTAGGTGATGTTTATCGTGTGGAGACTCGCTTTAAAAGTCCTGACGGTGGAACAACTGCTGGTGTCATCAGTGGGTTAACGGCTGAGCTTGATTATCCTGATGTGATTGAAAAGATAAATGACGCATCAATTAGTGCCGCTGGAACGGCGGTTGCATTAACAAAAGCATTCCGAGCAGTTTCAAGCGTTTCAATTACAGCCCTTCAAACGGGGGGGAGCACTGCTGTTACGGCTGTTGTTACAGCTAAGACCACGAGTTCGGTTACTATTAAGTGTCTGAACTCCAGCGGGACCGGGGTCACTGGCCTTGTTGACATCACCGTAATTGGTTACTAATGGCTGACTCACGCATCTCTCAGTTACCAGCAGCAACAACGCTGGCCAGTACCGACATTGTTCCGTTTACGAGTATTAGCGCGAGCGAAACTCGCAAGATTACTGCTAATAACTTGGCAATCGTTTTAACTCAATTGGGGCTAACGGTTGGGACGGCTGCTCCAACGACTCCTTACAACGGTCAGCTTTGGGTCGATACCAATACGAACCCGCCAATTCTGAAGGTTTATAACGGCGCAACGTTTACGACTGTTAGTTTTCTGCCTGGATCGTCAGTTGCTACAAGCCCCAGTGGCACTGCGCCTTCAAGTCCAGCATTGGGCCAGCTATGGCTTGACACATCTCAAACGCCGGATGAGTTGAAGGTCTATGACGGCGCCAATTTTGTTCGCGTTGATCCCTTAGGCATTACCGATACTGCGGCGGCGGCTAAGTATTTGCAGATTACGAATGCTGCAACAACGTATTTGGCGTTAAGCGGTGGGACGTTGACGGGGAATCTGACACTGACAGGCAATCCCACAACAACCAATATGGCCAGCAACAAGGGCTATGTTGACGCCCAAATTGCTGCGATCCCTGCTGCCACTGACCAGACACCTGCTGGAACGGTTATTTACACGGCAAGATCTACTGCTCCAACCGGTTATTTAAAGGCTGATGGTTCAGCAGTTAGTCGATCAACATATGCAACATTGTTTGCCGCGATTGGAACTACGTTTGGTGTGGGTAATGGGTCCACAACGTTTAATCTCCCTGACCTTCGTGGTGAATTTATTCGCGGTTGGAGCGATGGACACACGGTTGACAGTGGCCGAACGTTAGGCAGCAACCAAGCTGACAGCCTTAAATCTCACTTCCACAATTATCTTTCAAACGGCGCTGCTGGCAACAGTGTCACTGGTGGACCAACTGCAATTAACGACGGTCAACAAGACACAGACACAGACCCCTTTGGTGGGGATGAAACCCGTCCCCGCAACGTGTCCTTGCTGGCCTGTATCAAGACCTGATCTGGCATTAAAATCAAGCTACTAGGAGTGCATCATGGCTGACATCAAGATTAATGATCTGACTGCTTACACAAATCCGGTGAGCACTGATGTTTTGCCGATTGTCGATATTGGCAATGATCTGACCAAAAAAGTCGAGATCCGCAACTTACTGAAGAATGCGACAGGAGGTAGTGCGACTGCGCCTTCGTTTAGTTTTGATGCCGACCCTGACACGGGAATGTATAAATCTGGGTCGAATGCTTTAGCTTTTACAACTGCTGGCAACGGGCGATTATTTATTGACAGCTCGGGCAATGTTGGGATTGGTACTCCGTCGCCTAATAATTATGCAAACTATTCCACGCTAACTCTTAATGACACTACAGGTTCAATCATAGATTTAGAAGCAAATGGAACAGTTTGTGGTGAGCTTCAAGCACTAACAAATGAATTTCGTATTAATGCTGTTGGATCTTCAGGTGTACTAAAAATGTACGCAGGAGCCGCCGAACGCATGCGAATCGACAGCTCTGGCAATGTTGGTATTGGTGCGTCATCTATCGGCAATATTTCAGGATATGCTCAGTTAGTCCTTAACAATTCAACTGGAGGACTGATTCAATTTGAAGATGATGGCAGCAATGTTGGACGCATCGTTAGTACCAGTAGTGCTTTTACTTTGCGTACGGACGGAGAATTAGTATTTGAAACGAATGGGTCAACCGAGGCGATGCGAATCAGTTCTGACGGCAGTATTACTGCGGCGGGTGGTAATACAGTTATTAATTCATCAGGTTGGATAGACATAACAAGAGATTCAGCAGGTTCAAATGGATTGCTGATTAATCAGCAAATTGGTGGTGGTACTAAAAATAATACGATTAAGATGCTTAGTAATGGTTCGGCAGAATTTGCGGGTTCGATAGTCACGGATTCTTTTTTTCGAGCAGGTGATAATCCAGCTAGCGGAGGAGCTGTAGGTGCAGCTATTGCAAATACTGGAGGCATTCAGCTTTCTGTTTCAACAGGCACTCAGTCAGCTTTTAGGGTTTATACGCAAGGTAATTCAAGTGAACGTGTAGACATTCTTGGAAACGGATCCGCAGAATTTGCTGGTGCAGTCACAGCTGCAAGCTATGTCACTAGCTCTGATCAACGCTTCAAAGAAAACATTACTGATGCAAGCTCACAGCTTGCCGATGTAATTGCTTTAGGCAACAGTCTCCGTAATTGGGATTGGACTGATGACGCTCCAGTCGCTGATAAAGATACACGCTTCCTTGGCCTTGTTGCACAAGAAGCTGAAACAATCAGCCCTGGAATCGTCGCGACTATTGCTCGTACAAAAAACGGTAATGAACTAACCCCTGAAGTTGTTATACCTGCTGTTTATGAAACAAGAACAGTCCCGGCTGTGCTTGATGAAGAAGGCGAGGTCGTTACAGCCGAAACCACTGAGCAATTACTCGTTACTGAAGAGCAAGTTACACCTGCAACCTATGAACAACTAGACGACTCCTACAAAGGAATTAAGAACGACGTTCTCGTCATGAAACTGCTTGGTGCAGTCGCTGAACTCTCAGCCAAAGTCGCAGCTCTTGAAGCTGGCTAATCGGCAACCCGCCCCGTGCTATAGCGGGGTCTTCCTCTTACACTGCCACTAAGGAGTTTTTGAACATGGCGACTACTTTCACCTGGGCTATTGCCAACCTGGAACGCGAAACCTCTGACGGGTTTGTCTTTACTGCCCATTACACCGTTGCCGCCAACGACGACACCTATTCGTCTAGCGCCTACGGTAGTATCGGATTTGAGCGTCCTGAAAACCTCGTGCCTTTTGCTGACCTAACCAAAGAGCAAGTGATTGGCTGGGTCAAGGGAGCACTTGGCGGTGACGAAAAAGTCACTGAAATCCAGGCTGCGTTGCAGGCGCAACTTGATGAGCAACGCGCACCAACCAAAGCTTCTGGAACACCATGGGCCTAATGAAACGACCTGATCCATTGATCCCCGGCAAGCCTGGAGCGGAAGATCAAATAGCCATGCAGAATAGATCCGCGTGGATCGAAGCCCTTTACAAGTACGAAGGCCGTGATGACAAGGATCATCCAATGCACGGCCTGTACACAGGGTTGGCAAGAAAGCATTACAACACGATGAGCATCAATGACTAGGGCTCTGTCCCAGCGCGTTTCTTGCGTTAAAATGGCAATACTGGGTCTAATGCACAAGGGACATGTTTGGCTTGCAAAGCGGGTATGAAGTCCATCAATTTAGCGACCTTACGTCTGTAGGCGTTACGGCCTCAACGCAAACAGCAGGAATAAACTTAGCTTTTCAGATCACAACCTCTGGAATTTCAACGAATGTTGTGATCCGCATGGAGGGAAGTCTTGATGACACAAACTTTTTCAACCTAGACGATGAAGACGCGGATACAACCCTTACGGCTGACGGAACTTATGGCTATGCCCTTAGCGGTTGCCCTGTCAAGCATGTCCGAGTGCGGCTGGTAAGTATCAGCGGAGGCAGCCCCACGGTTAGCAGTGCTGTTGGAGCAGCTTAATGGTCAAGATCCTAAGGTCAAGTATCAACACGGGTTTGCGTCAAAGCATTCTTGCCAGCTCTGCTACTAGCGGTGGCGGTGGTGGTGGTGGTGGTGGCAGCAGCAATACCTGCACCTGGAGCATGAGATATCACATGTTTGGCGAAAACATGGGAACCTTTGAAGTGTATGTAGAACAAAGCGGCAGCTTTACTAGGATTTTGCAGAAAATCGGTCAACAACATACCTCAACCACGGATGAGTATGATTTGTTTACTTATGACTTAATGCCTTTATTTGCGGGTACTAATGTACGCATTTATTGCATCCAAAAGCATGAAGCAAATGTTAGCTTCAGAGGAGACGTTGCTATAGATGATTTAAAGATAACCACTAACGGGTCTGTAACAAATTTGAGCGGTCTTTTTACTGCGTGGGAAGAAGCTGGCGAACATTCTTCGTTGAGTTCTGCGCAAACCGCAACCAGTTGGAGTCTTCTTAATACTACTTTGGATACTAGATCATGGAACATTGAACCCGGTGGAGAAACTGTCTCTTCAGATACAGGACCGGATATGGCTTACAACAACAACGTAAACACAGATTATATTTATTGGGAAGCTTCAGTTTCAGGCCAAACTCTTCCTGAGACGAAGTATTATCCACTTCGCACAGTAGACGCAATTTCAGTACCATCATGACGACTGATCTTCTTGTTATTATTAAGCATCAGCTTGGGGATGAAAATCCTCAGGATGACTTTGACGCAGTGCAAAACATGACGCTAGAAGAAACTCTTGCTTATGTTGAAGCCGAAGGCACTAATACGACTGAAAACATTTTGAAGCTAGCTCAACAGCTTTCGGAATAGCACAAGTGCAGCAAGGTTTTTCTGACACGGTAAAAATCAATGGCTAAACCCAAGGGGGCGAGCAGTACTCAGTTTGTTATAGGCAAGCCCAAGAAAACACGCCAAGGTAACGGCTTGAACAGCAAATCTTCCCATGGACGCAAGAATGGGAGGAAGTATCGCGGTCAAGGAAAGGGCTAATGGATTCCCGCACTTACGAGAACTGGAGAAAAGTAAAAGAAGCGTTAGAAACTGCCGGGAAAACTGATTGCATGTTTTACAAACGTGCTGTGATGATATTGGCTGGCAAGCCAGACCCGTTAAGATAATGGGGAAGAAGCGCGTAAGCCGTGATTGAGATTTACGCAGCCATTTTGGGCGCGTCCCTAGGCATTGCTGGGATGTCTGTCTCAGGGTTTACTAGACGAACTAGCGAAAGTCGTGAAGCGGTCATTCGCCTGACAGCAGGTGTTGAGTCTATTGCGACAAAACTTGAGGATTTGCATCAAGACATGAAGGCGGAAAAGGTTCAAGCCAATGCTGATCGCCGCGAAATCTACGAACGGCTTAACGATCACAGCAATCGAATAATTGTATTAGAAAGCTCCAGAGATAGACTTACCTAAGAATCAACGGTATTCAAATGGGCATTGAAGACGTTTTGGCGCATCCTGCTTTTTGGATCGTAGTCGCAGCAGCTTCTGAGTTAATCGGCATGAGTAAGCTCAAGGACAACTCAGTGGTGCAACTTCTGTTCACCGTTCTGCGTTCTTTGAAAGCAAAAAAGGGCTGATCCCTGCTGATGGGGTTTGGCTTTGGCGGTTTGACACTAGAACAAATGGCGAGCGCATGCGACGTGCTATTGAAGCGCGAAAGTTTTACGCGGTTTTGCCTCAAAGGTTAGACCATGCCATTGACGAAGCTGCAGAAGTTATTGACCTTGAGCTAGAACGTCAAAAACGCAAGCCTCAGGTTACAGAAAAAGAGAAAGGCGAGACCCCACTTGGCGGGTTTATCAGAATCCAATCACCACATCATGACGATGACCCCGATCCGGCTGCTTGACCTTTTCAAGTATTACCAGCAGAAGCCACACCAAATGGCTGCCTTAGTTGCTTTAGAGCAGCAGTTATTGAAAGCAGACCCTACAGCTTTTGATAGAGACAGGGATTGGTATCAGACTTGGACTCATTCCATTGAAGAAAAAAACCTTGTCTGGTCTGTCACCCGAAGGCAGATCGCGCAGGTATCGGGGCACAACGAAGCGTTGTTTGACGACGCCTTTATGAATGACCTTAGTCGTTTAATCAGAGCGACAGGGATGACGAGTTTGAAGCAACGGCGAATGCTTGTGGCTCAAACATGCCACGAGACTGCTGGCTATCGGTATATGACGGAGATTGGAGATCGCAACTATTTTGCAAGAATGTATAACAATCGAGAAGATTTAGGGAATGGGGCGGACGACGGGTATAGGTATCGGGGATGCGGAGTCATTCAGCTAACAGGTAAATATAACTTTACGCGATTCGCGAAATGGATGGAAAACAATGGGATGCGTGATGATCGCATTATGGAGGGGACTGATTATGTAGTAACAAAATATCCTTTCCTGTGCGCTGTCTGCTGGATTGAAGAAAATGACTGGGCATCGCTTTGCGATAAAGGCGACATTTATGACTGCACCCGTCGCCTGAACGGTGGGTACAACGGCATAGATGATAGGATTTATTACTACAAGAAAACCGAGCAGTACATTACAGAATGAGCGTACTTTGTGACTGGGAGATTCGGTCTCTTTGCGACAGCCATCAAATGATATGGCCGTTTTCACCTGAACTCTTAAATCCAGCAAG